TCAGGATGTCGCGGCCGGTATAGGCGGGCATGGTGCTTCCTTCAGGTCAGGTGGTGATTGCCGAGACGGCGATTTCGAAGATCGGCCGCTTGTCGGCAGCGGCCAGGAACACCGGCTCGGCCGGCTGCAGGTAGAGAGCGGCGGGGTCTGCCGGGCGCAGGGCTTCCAGGGCCGCCACGAAGGCGCTGGCCGTGGCGCCGATGGCCTCGGGCGCGTCGAACTCGCTGCCGACCAGAACGACGGCGAACTGCGGCCGGCGCACCAGCTCGGCGGCCAGCCCGCCGACAGGGCGCACGACGGCATAGCGCTTCGTGCGGTCCACGGGGTCATCGACCCAGCGGCCGAACTGCGCCACCCAGCCGGGAAGCTGCGCGGCGATGAAGGACTGCAGGGCGGAGGCGGCGGCGATCACGTTCGCAGCGCCCCGGAGAGCACATTGCGGATCAGCGGTTCGGCGTTCTCGGCGCCCTTCAGCAGAAAGTCCTTGACCGCAGTCGGCCGCCGGAAGTTCTGCGGGTTGTCGGGGTCGTTGACCGCCGCGGCGTACTCGGCCGTGTACCCGGTCTCGCCGACGATGCGCGTGCCGTCCTTGCTGACGCGGCTGTACCGCGAGTTGATGAGGTTGCTGGTGGCGATGGGCGTCAGAACGCTGGTTTCCGAGCCGATCAGCACCATGGCTTGCGCGACGCCGCGCGCCGCACGCTGCTCGGTGCTGGTGATGAACTGCGGCAGGCGGTTCTCCACCCGCACCGCGTTGATCTTCTTGCCGTTGTAGCTTGATGCCATGGCAGGCCATGCTAGGAAGGCGCCTCGCTGGCGCCGACTACCGCAGCCGCGTCAGGTCGCGATGCGGAAGTCTTCCGGCCCGCCAGCGTTGAAGGTGTCGGCCCAGGCTGCCACGGCCTTGACTTCCTGCGCGCCGGCCGCCACCGGATCAACGTCAGACACGCGGCCGATCAGCAGCATGTCGCCGGCCTTCACGCCGGGCAGCGAGGTGTAGATCAGCAGCCGCGTGGTGAACTCGTCGCCGCGCTGGCTGACCATGACCTTGTTGTCGGCCGCGTAGTCACACAGGAACCACTCGGGAGTGGCAAAGGCGCGGGCCGTGCCCCATCCTGCCGGCGCGGACAGGCGCCAGAGGGTGCCCGTCTGCAGATAGCTCCAAGATGATGCGGTCTCGGGCTGAATGGCGAACCCGATGACGATGGGCTCACCTTCCAGCCCACCGCCGGCAGCTGGCCCGTCGAGCGTGGCACCACCGCTGATCTGCGAGGGCGTGCCGGCAGTCAGGCCACCCGCGGCGCCGGGCCCATCCAGCGTAGCACCGCCACTGAGCTGCGAAGGCGCCCCGCCGCCCATGCCGCCGCCCGCGCTGGCGTCATCCAGCGTGGCGCCGCCACTCAGCTCGCCACCGGCGCTGCCGATGGTGATGGTGTAAGTGCTGGGGTCAGGCCCGTAGGCCACGCCGTTCTTGTAGCCGCGCCAGGTGCCGGTATGCACGCCATCTGGTGGTGCGGCACCGCTGTCAAGGCTGCTGTCTTCACCGATGACCAGGCCGGGCAGCGTGCCGGGCCTGGTGAGGATGAGCGCGCGGAACTCGTCTTCGTTCTCGGCCGGTAGCGCCAGGCCGGCGAAGAGGATGGCCGGGCCGTTGGCGCCCGAGCTGGGCACGTCAGCGCCGCGGATGCCATGCCCGCTGTACGCCGAGACCACGCAGGCGCCAGCGATGAGGGGTGCGGTGTCGACGCGAACGGAGCCCATGTCAGCTCACGATCAGCAGCTCGGTGCCTTCGGCGCCGGTGTCGGTGCGCCGCCAGGTCACGCGCACCTGCGTGCCAGGCGCCGGCAGAGCTGCATCGCTGAAGGTGCAGGTGGGCTGGGTGGCGCTGGCCGAGCTGGTGAGGCCGGTCTTGCGCACGATCTGCACGCCCGTGACAACGTTGCTCACCAGGGCCTCGAAGGGGGCGCTGGTGTGGGCGAAGCCGTTGTTCAGTTGCAGCCAGCCGCTGGTGAGCACGCCAGGCGCCGTGGCCAGGCTGCCGCCGGCCGCGAGGCCGTCAAGCACGGCGCCGCCGCTGAGGGTGCTGGCGGGCAGTGAGGCAAGACCACCGCCCGCGGTGAGCCCATCAAGAGTCGCGCCGCCCGACAACACCACCGCTGGCCCAGTCGGGCCTGCAACCGATGGGTTGTCGGCGTCATCGAACGTCGCCGTAGCTGCGTCGCCCACGGGGGTCAGCACGATTCCCCGAAGCGCGCCAGCGAGGCCGCCCGCCGCGGTGGTGAGATTCCAGTATTCCCACACCCCTGGCATGTCTGCGGGGTGCATGCCGTCAACGCCGCTTTGGACGTTGGCCTCAGTAGGCACCGCGTCTTTGCCGATGGCGATGTAGGCGAGTTCTGTCCCTGCGTCGGTCGCGTCCGTGCCGGTATTGCTGTTTACTCGTTGCGCTTGCCGGCCGACGAAAATTTTTGTCAGCGCCTGCAGTGTGTTTGAGACGTTGATGCCGGCAGTGTTTGTTCTTGCCGCTATTACCGGAGCAACGGCCCGCGCTTTTATCAACTTCGTGTCTGAAGCTGATGCCGAGGTGTCCAGCGTGCCGCACGCCACCGTCCACTTATTCAGCTGCGGCGTATCCCAAAAGAAAAGATCGTCGGGCGTGGGCGTCGCGGCAAGCACGCCGGCATCACGAACCGCAAAAGCAAGCTCATTGCCGCCGTCCATATACAGGCTGAGAACGTCTTGGAACCCGTCAATCGTGGCGTGGGTGATTTGAACGAGTGCCCTGTTCGTTGCGCCGCTCGATGTTTTGAACCATGCGTAGGCCCACATCTTGCTGATGCCGGCATCCCACCCACTGATGGTGCCTTCGAGGTAATGGCAGGTTGCAGGGCTAAAACTCATGTCATTCTCCAGAACCAAGGCCAAAGCTGACCGGCAGGGCGCTCACCGAAGTTGCCGCCGCCCGCGAGGAACACCACCTCGCTGTTATTGATGTCGGTCGGGTCGATCACGCTGTACGAGTTGGCCGCGAACTCCTGCGGGAAGGAAACGACCGTCCAATCACCTAGCGACCCAAGGCGGCGCCAGAAGGCGAAGCTCGGGTGCCCGAATGCGCCGCCGCTGAACCCGCCATCGGACCACCACAGCAGGCCACCCTTGTATGGAACGAGGAATGAAACCATCGTTGTCTCGCCGATGGTGTCGGTGCCACCGAAGGCTCTCGTGCCTGGTGATGTCCAAGCCGGCGGCCAGTGGTAGGCCGAGGCCAGCGGCGGGTCAACACCAACCAGCTGGGCGCGATTGCCGACCGGGTAGAACGGAATCTTCAGCCCACCGCTGCCGCTGTCCGTGAGCGTGGCCCATGTCTCGAAACACCACAGGTAGCCCGTGGACGGAGACATCACGTACAGCTTGCCGTCGCGCTGGTCGAACCACAGAGCCTTGTGCTCGTCCGACATCGACAGCGAAGTCTTCCAGGCCCCGCCGCTGGTCTGCCAGCCGAACGCAGGGCGCGGGCCATCTGCCACAACCGGCGTGCCCTCGGGCGGGATGCCGCCGTCGAAGGAATACACGCGGCCGGTGTCGGGCGAGGTCCACGTCGTGATCGAGATTTTGTTGACGTGCCGGGTGGCGAAATCAAAGATCGCCAGGAACGCATCGTTGGTGCGGTAGAACCGCAGCGCGCGGCCCATCACGTTGTCCATCGCGCCGCAGCGTGATGTCGTCCAGTCTTGCAGGCCGGTATCGCCGCCCGTTCGTTCCTGCGGGAAGATCAGGTTTGTCCAAGAGGTGGAGCCGTCTTCCTGCGTCCATGCCGGCGTTGTGCCGTCTTCGCGCCAGGGCCAAGTGTTCGTTACCGGGTCGTAGGCGATGAAGGGACTCCCTATGTCCCAACCAGCAGCACGGCAGGCCAGCCGCTGCGCCTCGGTGCCGCTGGTGCCTGGGCTCGCGCCGAACAGCGCGGCCATGTAACCGTTCCAGAAGAACGCCAGGCCCTGCCCGCCGCGCATCCACAGAATCTTGCCGCGCAGCGCGGTGATGGGATTCGTGGCCGGGATGTACGCCAGATGGCCGTCGTCGCAGTTCGTCGGACGGTACGGTGCAGGCGCGGGGGTTGCCTCGCCCATCCTCTGAGCAAACACGTAGTCCCCAGGCCCGGCGCCAGTGAATTGCAGCGAGGCGATGGAGTTGTTCGTGTTGCCGCCCATGTCGCCGGCAATCGCGTAGTGCTTGCCATCGGCCGGGTTGTAGACGAAGTTGGTGTGCTTGCAGGTCGAAAGCTGGAAGGCCGACGAGTCGCTAAACCGGAAGTCTTGAATCCGGTAGTCGTAGCGAATGAAATTCATCGCCGGCAGGTCTTCGCCCGCATCCACCTTCACGCGGCGCCAGTCCTGCGAGCCGTCCACGTAGCCAGGGCTGTTGGCACCCGGCAACGAGGTCAGCACGTACAAGTAGCCGTCTTGGAAGTGCATCGGCTGGCGCACGCCAGAAAGCCACACTTGATGCGACAGCGTGATCGCCGGAATGAGGTTGTTGCTCGTCGTGATGAGCGTCCACGCCATCGGGTTGTCAAACGTCGCCTTGTAGATGCGGATTGGGACGTTGTGCGTGGGGAACACCAGCCAGAATATGCGCCGCGAGTGCTTGTCAACGCAGAACGTGATGCCCGCGATGTTGTCGATGATGTCTGCGGTTTCCGCGCTCGGCCATGTCAACTGGTAGAACCGGGCGTCAGCAGTGTTGCTTGACACCATGTACTCGTTGAACAGGTAGACCCTGCACCCGGTGGCGAACGGGCCAGAGGCAGCGCGGTTCAACAGGTACAGATACTTGTCGTTCTCCAGATGGCGCAGCAGATAACCGTCGTTGCTCGTGCCGTCGCCGCCGCCCGGCACCGTGGTCGGCGTTAGCACCCGCAGCCCGTTCGGGTCCCAGCACTGAATCTGCGTGGTGTTCGCGTTGGTGCCGAAGAAGTAGATGCGCTGGCTGTAGTTGTTCCAGTCAGAAACCGCAGTGCGCCCGAAGGTCACATTGAGCGGGAAGCTCATCAGCGTTTCGCTGAAATAGGTCTTGTACTTGCCGGTCGGCGCGTCATAGGCAACAAGCCCGCCCAACTCATCGTTGCGGTTCGGCTCTGACCCGTTGACGTGATCGTCGGTAGGCTGCGCCGCTGAAGATTGCAGGACGCCGCCGATGACCGAGTAAGCGCCGTTCGGGTAGCTCGCTTGCAGCGCGTGCGGCCCGATGTAGAAGAAGCCCCAGAACGGGCTCCAACTGGTCTTGGTGTAGGTGTGCCCCCAGAACGGTTGCCAGTCGCTGTTGTCGGCCAGGCCAGCGAGCCCCGTGCCGGCCTGCTTGTAGATGTACCCGCTGAAGCCGCCCGAGTAGCCGCCGTAAGGGCCATACGGCGGGACATTGGGCTGGTGCGGCAGCACCGTCGTGATGGTCGTGCTCGCACCAGTCGGCAGCGTGATCTTGTCGACCTCGTTGCCCTGGTAGTTGGTGTGCTGCCCGCCGACAGAGTAGAAAACACCGCGCTCGCCCCGCACAGGGGTGGCGTTGCCCTTGGCCGGGATCGCGCTGACCGTGGTGGGGGCCAGGTTTTCAACGAACACCGTGGGGGCGCCGTTGTAGGGCTGGTCGTCGCCGCCAGCGGTCGGCACGTTCGCGCCCGTGATGACCTTGCGCGAGTGCGGCGCCACAGTCAGCTGCTGCCACGTGCCAGCGGCAACTGAAGCCCCGGCCACAGACATGCCACCACCAGCCGACATCCCGCCCAGCACCGCGCTGCCGCTGAGGCCGCTTCCGCCGGGCGGGAAGCGCCCGCCATACACCCGCTGGCCGCTCGGGCCGCTGTAGCTCGCTGCAACGGCCGTGGCCATGTCTTCTCCCGACGCGCCTGGCGCGCGCTAATTCAGCTGTTGCCTTCGGTCAGCGTCAACGTCGTCAGCGTGACGTTCTGGTTCGTCGCCACGGTGCCCGTGAAAGCCCAGCAAGGCGCCGAGCCGCACACGTCGATGTCGTAGATCGCGGTCGCACCGCTGGTCACCAGGCGGGCATACCCGGGCGTGCCACTCACGTGGGCGCTGCTGGTCTGGCTGGCGCCGGCTTCGTCGAAGTCCAGCACCCCGCTCGTGCAGCTGCCGATGGTGGTGCCGAAGGTCACCGTGGCCAGCAGCGTGCCGGTGACAGCCGCGTTCGCGCTGGCCGGGCGCGTGCCGCTGTAGATGCGCAGCTGCGCACCAGAGCCGGCCGCAGTGACGATGGCCGTGCAGCGAGCGTTGCGCGTTGCAGTGGCCATGCTGATGGCCGCATCGGCCGGCGCGCTGTAGGCCAGGCCCGCAGCGGTGCCCAGCAGCAGCGGCGCGGGGCCGCTCACCAGGCCGGCACTCAGCGTGGCCAGCGCTGCGAAGAAGGCAATGGCCAGGAGACGGAACTTGGAAACGAAGCTCTTCATGGATGGTCCTGTGAAGCGTGGGCAAAGCCCGGTTGATGAAGCTGTGAGGGCGCCTGGCTCAGAGCGCGTGTGTCAGGGTTGGGGCGGCCTGGATCTCGATCTCCTGCCGCAGCCGTCAGACGACCAGCAGCAGCGTGCTCTTGGAAGGGTCAGGGCCGATGAGCACGGCCACCGTGCCCGCGGCGTCCAGGGCCTGCAGCGAGCGCCTCAGCGAGGTCATGGCGTCGTCGGCGTTCTTGAAGCTGCGCGAGGCGCCGGAGGGCGCGCCCTGGCTCTGCAGCCTGCGGGGCGCACCGGCCGACGCGATCAGCGTCACGGCCATGCACTGGATGAGCAGCTGGTCGGCCGTGCTGTAGCCCGCGGCGATCATGTCGGCCTCGGCCGTCTTCACCTTGTCGCAGGCCGCCTGCACCAGGAACGCCGGGAGGACTACCCCCAGCGCCTGGTCCATGTACTGCGCGGCCTGCGTGGCGGTGATCACAGCGAGTTAGACCCCGGCTGCGGCCTGCTGGCGGGCCTTGCGGC